AGAGATTTTGATTAATTTTTAATATGGAGTGAAAATAAAATGGCTTTACCAAAAATTGATGCACCAGTGTATGAAATAGATTTACCATTATCCAAGAAACACATTCGATTTAGACCGTTTTTGGTTAAAGAACAACGTAACTTAATGATGGCTTTGGAATCAGACGATAGACAAACTATTGAAAAAAATATTCGTCAAGTGTTACATAATTGTACCTTGACCGAAAACGTTGATATTGATTCATTACCAATTATTGATGTTGAGTTTTATTTTTTAAACTTGAGAGCCCGTTCTGTTGGTGAAATTGTAGAAAGCAACTATCGTTGTGAGAACATGGTTCAATTAGAGGATCGCACAGACCCAACACCATGTGGTAATTCTATGAAAACCAAAATTAATCTTTTGGATATTCAAGTTGAGATGGGGGCCACAAAAGAGATTATTAATTTAACCAACACAATTAGTATCAAATTAAAGTATCCAGAGTTCTCTGTGTTGGAATCGGTTGCAAAAACCAATAATGTAACTGATATGGCATTTGATATGATTATTAATAGTATCGAACATATCTATGATGGCCAACAATACTATTATGCCAAAGAGAGTACCAAAAAAGAATTGAATGATTTTTTGGAATCATTGAATCAGGAACAGTTTGCACAGATTGAACAATTTTTTGAGAATTTGCCAAAGTTAAACAAAAAGATTGAAATGAAGTGTGGCAAGTGTGGTTATGACCATTCCATTGAAGTCGAAGGCCTAGACAGTTTTTTCGACTAACATTTCGTTATGACAATCTGAAGAATTACTACACTACTAATTTTAGTTTGATGCAACACCACAAATATAGTCTTACGGAACTTGAAAATATGATTCCGTGGGAAAGAGATATTTACGTTACTATGCTTATACAATATATTGAACAAGAAAACGAAAAAATTAAGCAAAGACAAAAAGGTAAATGAAAAAGAGTAGCGAAGAACTATTACAAGAACTTCAAGAAGTGGATGCTTTAATTGCACAAAAGCGACCACTTACTGGTACAGACCGTCAGCGCCTTAAAGAAATACGAGAAAGAGGTTTTCTTGCCAACATCAGAAATGGTGCGATAGAGGGCAAACCTCTTAAACAAACTATATCAGAAAATTTCAAAGCCAAAGTAGTTGGCATCAAAGAAAAATTCAATCCATTAAACATCGCTAAATCGCTTGTTGGTAAAACAGGCGCATCTTTACTTGGCAAAACATTTGGTGCCAATAAAGATACTATGAAGTATTTCTTAGGCGATAAAAAATCTTCAATGTCTTTATCATCCGGTGGAAAAATTGGTAGTATCGATACGGCATTTTACACCACGGTAACATCTGGACAAAGAGAAGGTCTCCGTAAAGGTAACTCTGTAGCCGATGTGGCAGGCAAACTGTTTAATTTAGTAAAAACTCATAATGAAAAAAATAAACTTAATTATGAATTAGAAAAAAACTTTGAGCAAGAATTACATGAAGAAGAAGAAAGACGCCACAAACAATTAATTGAACAAATTAAAAAAAGTCAAACTACAAAATTAGGTAAAATTAAAATTAAAAAAGAACCTAAGGTTTCTCCTAAAAAAGAAACAGTAGATAAAATACCAAAAGAAGAAACTAAACCAGCAACAAGTACCAAAGAAACACCTACAATTCAAACACCAAGCACATCAGCATCTAAATCTGGACCACTTAGTGCTGGTAGTTTAGCAGTAGGTGGTGCAGTTGCTGCTGGTGGTAGTATGGCTCTTATTATTAAAGAGGAAGGTTTTGCTAAGAAAGCCTATCCTGATGGTGGAAAAATTTCAATTGGTTATGGTCACCAAATTAAAGATGATGAATACAAACAAGGTTTTATACAAGCGGGTGACGAACAAATTCCAATTTTGGGTAATAAAGGAATAGACACTATCATTACTAAAGAGCAGGCACAAAAATTATTAAAAATGGATATGCCAAAGTATGAAGGACAAGCAAAAAAAGATTTAGGTGATTCTACTTGGAGTAAACTTAATGATAATCAAAAAGCTGCACTAACTAGTTACGCCTATAATGTAGGATCTTTAAAAGGTTTAAAAGGTTTGAAAACTGCAATTGATTCGGGAGATACAAATAAAGCTTCAGAAATTATTAGAAATGGTATTGCTACCGAACAAGGCAGGCCCCATCCTGTATTAAAAGCCAGACGAGCTCGTGAAGCGGATTTATTTCTTTCTAACTCACCTATATCAACAGTAGCACCAATTCCACAAAGTGGTGCCGTATTGAACAACCAATCAGTTCAAAACAAAGATTTAAAAGGCACATCCAAACCAAACAACATTGTTCTAAATACTAGCCAAACAATAAACAATGTGGGTGCAGGACCCTCCACACAAGTATTACATACAGGCAGCGATTTAGATTTACCACTTTTTATGGGTGCATAACATGGCCATTAATTCATATCAACAAGCTTCTAGAGTAAACAAAAAATCATTAGGTGAACTCATTCGTGAGAAAGCTAGTAGTGGAGAATTTGGCGCAATGAAATCGATTACTGGTGCCATATCAGATAAAATGGCCGCCAGAAGTAAGGGATTCAAAGAAAAATTTGATTACTTAAACATTGTTAGAATGTTAATGGGTAATACAATGTCATCGATAGTTGGTAGTGCAACTGGCCGCAAAAGAGAAGATATTGAATATTTTGCCAACAAAGGTGTGAAAAATAAACAAGGCCGAGCGAATCAAATTAATGAAAGAACTAGTGGTAGTAAACTAAGCAGTATTGAACCGGCTTTATACACCAATGTTTCAGATGGCCAAAAACAAAAACTGAGAAAAGGTGATGGTGTTGCTGATGTGTTGGCAAGGTTATACAACCTAATGAAGGCTGAGTACATTGCTGAAAGCAAAAAACTTAAAATTGAAAAAAACTTTAAAAAAGAAAAAGATAGAGAAAAAGAAAAATGGCATAAAGAACTATTGGATGCTTTATCTAAACGAGGTGGTACAGCAACCCCAATAAAAGAACAAAAAGAAGGATTTAACCTTTTAGATTTTATTGGTAATATATTTAAAAATGTGGCCGCAATGGTTGAAAAAGTTATAACTTCTATTGCAGAAGCACTTTGGGGTGCTATCAAATTTCTTACTAATGGTTTAGCTACTGTTGCTGGAATGTTAGGTCTTAAAAAACTGGCTGAAAAAGCAATAGGTCAACTTGGCCAAAAAGGTAAAGAAGTACAAAAACCTAAAAAAGGAACAGAAAAATTTACCAAAGAACAAGAAAAAGCTTTAGATAAAGAATACGGTAAAAAAGTTGAAAAGGCCACCGAAAAAGAAATAGAGAAAAAAACCGAGAAAGCAGGTGTTAAAGGTGCTGCTAAGTCCGCCGGTAAGTCCATACTTAAAAAACTTCCTTTTGGATTAGGCCTTGGTGCCGCAGGATACTTCGCTTATGATAGATTAAAAGAAGGTGATGTTGTTGGTGCTGGTTTAGAACTTGCTGAAGGTGCAGCTGCAATAGTACCATTTGTTGGCACTGCATTATCTACTGCTATTGGTGCGGTAAGCATGGGTAGAGATATATCTAAGTCTACCTCGCCAGAATCTAGTCAATCACAGTCAGTTCCAACCGCAACACCCGAGGCACCACAAGCCAATCCTATTACCAGCAGAGTACAATCAGCGATTGATGAAAATGTTAATTTAGAAAATGCTGAGTTTGCTGGTATGCATAATGTTGTGGTAGATGCTTCTACGAAAGTCAATAGTGTTGGTGCTGGAGGCCGAGGCGTACTACTTGATACAACGGTAAATGTTCGTACTGATGACCCCACACTTCAAAAAATTCTTAAACAAAATCTTAGACCGACTTAACCAATAAAAAACCCCGCCGTAGCGGGGTTCGTACACACATGGGAAAACTTAATCTTCTTCTGCCAACTTGGCAAAATAAGACATATCATCATCATCTTCATGAATCTTTGGTTCAACTGACTTAGGAGCAGTACGAACTTGCTCTTTAATAGTTTCTACGGTTGTCTTTGGTGCAACTACTTCACCATTCAAACCAAGAACTTTGTCAAGGCGTTGCTTCAACTCATCATAAGATTTAAACTCTTTACCAGCAGTCAATTCATTCAAAGAGAACTCTGACTTCCAGATTTTCTCTAATGCTGCATCATCATCTAATAGAGCAGTTGGTGAATCAAACTCTGACTTATCATAGTTCTGATAACCTTCTACCTTACGAATCTTCAACTTGAAGTTAGCACCTTTCCACATATCAAATGGATTGATTGGTGATTCATCTTCAAACTGTGGATTCATTGCTTCAGTAATCTTATCAAAGATTTTCTTACCAAAGCGGAACAATTTCACTTTGCCTTCATTTTCTGGATGTTTAGGATCCGAAACGATATACACATTGGCAACATAATTTAACTTACGTTTCTGTTTGCGAACAACATCTTTATTCGCTTCAATGCCAGAATTCCATAATGTAGAATTGTGTTCACATACTGGACATTGTTGATTCTTTGTGGTCAAACAATTATCAATTAACCAACCACCAGGTCCTTGAAAACCATGGGAGAAGATTTTAACCCAAGGCAGACCATCTTCACCATCGGCTTCAGATGCTGGTAAGAAACGGATAGTGGCCATGCCATTACCTGCTTTATCAACTTCTGGTTTCCAATAGTTATCGGACTTTTCAGAACCTTCGGATGTTTGGGAGAGTGCCTCAACTGCTTTAGCAAGTTTGTCGAGGTTGCCGGATTGGCGTTTTAGATTTGCGAAACTCATAGTATTACCTTTCGTATTAACGGAGTATAAACGGAATATATCAAATTACTTCTCATAATCAACTGCTAGTATATCATAGTATTTAGGCGTTTGTCAAATGTACATATGCAATATTGCCATAGTACTGTGCCAGTCTTTATGTAGAATACCAATACCACCTTTTGCTGTCCATTGAGTGATGTTTATTTCAGTATCATCAATAAGAATGCAATCTGGTTCTGCATAGTTCTGTTTCAACCTTTTACCTGGTACTATAATAGGGTAAAACGTAATGCCGTGTTTTTCCAACCACAACATTTTTTGTTTAGAAACATCATCATGGCGTTTTTCGCTTGACGATGAGGTAAGCATCTGAGTAAGTACATTGGATTTTCTCAAATATTCCAAACCTTCTGCTGCGCCTGGCATTAAATCTAGGCTAGCAAACTGTTGTGTAGCAATAAACTCACTAAAAAACTTATCAAATTGTTTGTGTTTCTCTGCATCTTTTGGTGCCATGTTATAGAGTTCTCTATATCGCTTATCAAAATCAGCAATAACTCCATCCATGTCCAAATAAACACATTTAATGTTAGGCCTGTTCATGTATCTTTTTCTTTAAAATATGTAAAAACTTTTCTTTATCGTATTGTATAAATGGTGTATATCTTTGTATTAATCGTTTGTGTGTTGGCCAAATAATATCTTCGGTGATTTGTTTTTCCCATCTTGGCATACAACCCACCAAATCAACCAATATACAAACTGATTCCAACGATACCTGATTCTTCATCAATTTTGTGATAATCATTGGCCATCCGCCATCGATAGGCTTTAGTATATCATCACGGTTAACAAATTCAGCACCATCTACCAAATCAAACAAATACATTATATCATTCTCAAAGGTATAAGTCAAGCTTTGTTGCCGTTTTTGCCACTTGGCATAGTTCTCATCACCATCTTGTAGTAATTCACCAACCCAATCACCTTTACCTTCTATGAAGTTTGCCACATAGAATGATTTCAATTCTTCCAAATCATACTTGCGAGATAACTTGTAGAATTGGTATTTGGATTTATTTGTGGTAAACGACTGCTTTGATACATTGGTCTTGCCGCTGTATTTAAAGTAGTTGTATGAATCGGAAGTAAAATGAAGCTTCAAGGCATTCCATAATGCGTATGCTTCAAAACCGGTATTCTCGGTCATATTGGTAGCTTAGAAGTTTTCTTTAGTAGATTTAAGTCTTGTGCTTCCAATTTAATCTTAGCCTTTAATGCGGCAGAGATTAATGTGGCAGACACCTCGATTTCTAAACCACTTTCTTTACAATGATGGCATATTGCATCCATCAAGGTCAATTTTTCTGTCTTAGCAACCTGTTCAATCAAATCACTAAAATGTTTTATTTCATCTTTAGTAGGCATTATGTTATACTTTCAATTATTAGTTTCTTGCATAGAATACATGGTTACCTATCTTGGCCACTACTCGGTTTTTCCAACCAGGATTTACATATACTGCATGATAGAATTGTGCATTTGTGCTTGCTATTTTATCATGTAATATTGGTTCTGTCAATGCTTTGCGTGCTACTATTTCCGATTCTTCCCAAGCGTATTTGTTTCTTACTGCCAAATTCTTTAAACAAGTCCAACTAAATTGGCAGGTACCTAATGTTCTTTGGTATACCACACCACAAATGGTAGATGGAAATCTAGAATCATTAACACGATTGATGGTAACTTGTGCTACTGCCAGTTTGCCTTCGTAAGATTCTCCGGCTGCCTCAAAGTAAATATTTTTAGCTAAGCAGTCTAATTGTTTGTTGAAGTCCTCATTGACTTCTTGTTTGATATTATTATCCTTAATTTCTTGTGAAATAGAAGGTATTGAAATTAGTAGTGAGGCGGCCAAAATTCCGACCAGCACTTGTTTAATGTGATGAAACATTATATCTCCTTGTTAAGGCCGACCTGGCGAACCAGGTCGAACATCTCCAATTACGAATTTGATTTCGATTTTATTTTAACTTCAGGTTGTGGAGGGGTTTGAGAAACGAATAGATTGAGGGCTTCCGCCTTCTTAACTATGTCTGTTTCTGTGGGGAATGGTGGCAACTCGGGGATATCAGGTGACTCTAAACCGGCAATCTTTGCTGCCTCGACCTGTGTGTGCCATTGTTCTAGTTTAGCGCTTCTGTTGTATGAATACTCATCAGATACTAAACCTTGCGCCATCTTTAATAATTCTAGGCGAATTTCATAGGGTGTCATATTGTTACTCCTTGTGTGTGTTTATGTGTATTACCAGCGGTTTGTGTGTTGCTGGTGTTTTATTTATCCAGGTGATTCTGTTGCTAAGTTCACCTGGCGAAACTCCGCTTACCTATCAGGCAGCAAGTGCATACTTATTATCGTTTGCGTTTAATTTAAATAGTTTTTACGGCTTCTCTGCCGATTCTCCATTGTTCTAATTATTGCCATGTCGAATCTAGGCACCCCCATCAGAAGTATATTGCCACAACTATATTGTGTGTTTGCTACCGATAACTCGGTTCGTCAATATACTTTTGGTGGAGGTGGTGGGAATCGCACCCACGTCCACAACAACGTTCAAACAACTTCTACGAATTACTTTACCGCTTCGGTATGTTTATGCTTAAGGCTTTTCTTTAACAATTTAAACCATAGTTTTTTAATCAATGGCGTATCATGCTTAATTTCAGCCTCATATAAATTTTTAATTAACTCTTTAACTTTCATTTTCCGACCCACCACTTATTTTAACGAAATAAGAAACTATTGTAACATAAAACTATTTAGATGTCAACCATCGTTGGCATTATTACCGTTTTATTGGCACCAACCGACCTTAGCTCCACCATAGTATTCCCGTGCATATCCTTGTTGGATCAACATGGAACGCAACGATTTACCATCTAACAATACATCACCTAGGACACGACCACCATACTTGTCCCAATCCATTAATACCACTTGGCGAGTTTTGGCTGCATTGATAGTGCTTTTGGTAAATGCCGTGGCCGCTTGACCTCTTTCATTTTCAGAGGGACATTGCGCACGATGGCCTTTTTCTGGAGTGTCCACACCAAATACACGAATTGATAATTCTTTCTTTAATGGATCTGGTAACCATAGTGCTTGAAATGCCACAGTATCACCATCAATAACTCTGGTAATGGTTGCAGTATATGTTACGCCTTCTTTTTGTTTCTGTGCAAATACTGTTGTTGAAGTAACCAATAATAATGCAATCAAAATGTTTTTCATCTTTGTTCCTTGTAAAATTTAATCGCCTTCACCAAACCAGGAATATGGTCTTGTGTCCGTTGTTTAAATAACAACGGTTGTTCATTTTCTACCGCCATTATAATTACAAGATTATTTATAGGTGTACCAATCATTTCTTCATACATCAAAGCGTATGCAGCTGTTTGCCAATAGTAATCTTCAATGTTTGCGCTTGATTTAATCTTCTTGGATGTTTTAAAATCAATTACAGATAGTTCACCATCGAATTCACCAATACAGTCTACACGACCTGCC